TATCATGCAGGCGTCTGAGGGCTTCATCGTGAGCAAGTTTATCTATCTCATCGCCGAGCGTTTTGTACTGCAACGCCTGAAGGCGTGCATGTCCCGCAGTGTTGCCGGGTTTGCAGGCGAACTGAAACGCCGAAATCAGCGCTATCAGGGTGCCTGTAAGCCAACCGTAACGACTGTCAGCAAACACGGACGCACCCAGCAAAAACTGGATGAAGCACAGAAAGCGGTCGAGTCGTTGGTTAAGGGTGCTGGTCATGGTTTCAAGGTACTGACCATAAGCAACGGTAAGCCTGAGTGTTACGGATGGCGTGGTCATAGATTATTCCTCGTCTTCTTCATCCCTGTCTGGCTTGTATGGCCTGTGCAGTGCATGAAGAGGTTCAGTGTTTTCCGGCAGTCGGTTTATCCCGTCAAAAAAGCCGGATTCAGTTTCATCACCTGACATGGTGATACCTCCTTTGCGTGGTGAGTGTCTCTGCCCCGTTTTCCTCTCACAGTCAGGGGCGGAGACAAATTAGCACAAAAGCCATGCGCCGGGCATGGTTAAAACCCCGGCACATTTTAACACCGCCTGACGTGCGCGATGTATTCAGGCATAACTGACGCGGTAAAGGGATATGGCAAAATTCAGCGGTCGCGAGTTCCTCAAAGAGTTGGCCGAACTTAAGCAAAAACTACGCGGTGATATCAAATCCCACTCAACGGGACTGGATACCGACCCGGCCGCTATCCGGGAGCGCCGCAGGCGCGTACTGAGCGGCGATTTTAAATTCTTTGCGTACACGTATTTCCCACACCATATCCGGGGCGAACCCTCCCAATTTCAGGCGCATTTCTGTGAACGTTACCCGCAACTACTGAGTCGCGCCGGCGGTTGCACCGAGTGGTGGATAGCCCCGCGCGGGGAAACCAAATCCACACTACTCACAAAAATTGGTCCACTGTGGTGCGCCGTTCAGGCATTGCACCAGCGCAACGAGGTACGCGACGCGCTGAAACTCGACGGTGAACGCCCGCCGTTTATCGACTACGTCATCCTGCTAGGCGCGGAGACGCGATTGCCGACAAAGCTCTTAGAGGTGGTCAAAACCGAGTTGACCGTCAACGACATGCTGGCGCTGGACTTTCCAGAAGCCTGTGGTCGGTCATCACAATGGAAAATTGGCGAATTCACCACCCGTACCGGCGTGAAGCTGGAGGCGTTCGGGGCTGAGCAGGCGATCCGCGGGACGTTCCACGGTGCCAGCCGCCCGAAGCTGCTGCTCGGTGACGACCTGATCACCGATGCCGAGGCCAAATCCAAAACCGAGCGACAAAACCGCTGGGACTGGCTGACGAAAGCGATTGATTACCTCGGCCCACCGGACGGCTCTGTGAAATATATGGGCGTCGGTACAGTGCTCAATCGCGATGACCCGCTGTCACGCGCAAAGCGCACCATCGGGCATACCGTGCATCATTACCGCGCTATCGTCACGTTCCCCGAAAATATGCAGCTATGGGAACAGTGCCAGGAGCTGATGCTCAACGCAGACAAGCAGGCACAGGAGCAGGCGCGCGAACTGGGGCTGGATTTGCCGGACGATAAACTGCCGTCATACCGCTTTTACCTGGACAATCGCGCGGCGATGGATGCCGGGGTGGTGACAAGCTGGCCCGCCGTGCGCTCGCTATTCTGGCTCATGCGTCAGCGCGCCAAAGCGGCGCGGGCATTTGCTACCGAGATGCAGGGTGACCCCCGCACCGATGAGGACAGCGTATTCACCAATCCGCGCTACTGGATACACCGGGATGATACCTGGGTCATGTTCGGTGCGTGCGACCCCTCGATGGGCAAAGGCCAGAGCGCCGACCCGTCGTCGATTTGCGTGGGCGGCTGGCACCGGTTTAAACAGCAGTTAAATGTGGTTCACGCCGACAGTAAGCGCCGTCTGCCATCCAAACTGGAGGCGGATTTAATCGCCGTACAGCGCGAGTTTGGCTGTGTGGCGATTGGATTTGAAAACAACGGGGCATTTGAACATTCCCGCCAGACGTTTATAGAGAACGGATTACGCAGGGGGATCGGGCTGCCGCTGATTGGCATTACGGCAAGCGTCGGGTTGGAGGTGCGTGTCGACTCGCTGGAGCCGTTTATTACTGACGCATTCGAGCCGCGCATTTTGTTTCATCCGTCGCAGATCATGCTGCTGGAGCAGTTGGAAACATGGCCAGAATCGCAACCCGGTCATCACTATGATGCGCTGTCGGCGCTGCATCTGTTGTGGTCTGTAGCAGTGTCGCGCGGCGGCGCGTTCGAGTGGCAGCCTATTCCCGGACGCACTGCCAGCTTGCCGGGCATGGCTGAAAATTTTGATGAGGACGACGAAAGCGCCGGTGACGGCGGCTTCGGCTTACGGTGGTAAAAAAATGGAAAATAGCATCATTATCGACATCAACGGCAAACCGATTTTAAAGCCGGCATTGCACGAACCGCAAACCTCACACATGCGCGGTATGGACAACATCATGGCCGAGCACCCGAGCGAGCGCCTGACGCCGCGTCGTTTGCAGCAAATTTTTACCGAAGCCGAACAGGGAGATTTAGTCCGCCAGGCTGATTTGTTTACGGATATGGAGGAGCGCGACCCACACCTGTTTGCTGAAATGCAAAAACGTAAACGTAAATTGCTTACGCTGAATTATGAGTTAATCCCGCCGCCGAACGCCACGCCGGAAGAACGTAGCGACACTGCATGGTTAGCTGAGTTTTTAACCGAACTGGACGCCTGGGAAGATTTAATCATCGATATGCTGGACGCTCTCGGACAGGGGTTCAGTAATATCGAAATTGGCTGGAAGATGTACGGGCGAGAATGGCACCCAGCTGAGTTTAATTATCGGCCAGCGTCATGGTTTCAGTTGGATAAAAAAGACCAGAACAAGCTGTTACTGCGAACCGACGACGGCGACGGCGCATCGCTGCGGCCGTTCGGCTGGATTCAGCACCGCCATAAATCACGATCCGGCTATGTCGCCCGCGCAGGGCTGCTGCGCACGCTGGCGTGGCCGTATATTTACCGTAATTTCGGTGCGCAGTCGCTGGCGGAAATGCTGGAAATCTACGGCGTGCCGATCCGCATCGGTAAATATCCATCGGGCGTCGGTAAAGATGAGAAAGCGGCGCTAATGCGCGCGGTAACTGAGCTGGGCCGCTACGCGGGCGGCATCATCCCCGACAGCATGAAAATTGAGTTAACACAGGCGGCCAGCGGTTCACACGCCCCGCATATGGCGCTGGCCGAGTGGGCCGAAAAGTCGATGAGCAAGGCCATTCTCGGCGGCACGCTGACCACGCAGGCGGACGGTAAAACGTCAACTAACGCGCTTGGCGTCATTCATAACGATGTGCGTAACGATTTACTGGCGTCAGACGCGAAACAAATCGCCGCCACGTTACGCAGCGATTTGCTGTGGCCGATGCTGGTATTAAACCGGCGTCCGAACGCCGACCCTCGCCGCACGCCGCGTCTTAAATTTATCATTCCGGACGATGCGCCAGCGGTAAATTCCGGTAGTGCAGCAACAAAGCGGGACGATGTCCGCGATATGCTGATTGCGTTGCTGTCGCGCCAGCCGGGCAGCAATGTGCAAAATGGTATCGATAGCGGGTTAACCGCGTTACTGAACGGTGACGCGCCCGCAGCGGCACTCGTCGCACTGCTGCAGCCGTTACTCGCCGCCGTACCGGGAAATAACAGCGAAGAAACGCTGCTTGCCGCGCTGGCCGAGGCGTTCCCCCGCGCCGATCCATCATTACTGGCCCGTAATCTCAGTGACCCCGTTGCGCTGGCGCGTATTATCGGGCAGCTAAGCGTGCAGGATTAACGGACATGACGCTAACAGAACGGGAAGTGAGTGCGCTGTTTGGCATGACGCCGGAGGCTTCGCTGCGCTGGCTGGATAATAAGGGCTATCGTATCAATACTGCCGATGTGGCAGCGATGAGCGCTACAGACCATGCCATCGGCTTTGGCTTCGCCAATCTCGCCCGGCTGGATATCGCGCAGGACATTGTTAACGGCCTGCGTGACGCGCTGGCAAAGGGGAAAACCGCGCGGCAGTTCGCTGACGAATTAACGCCGATACTGAAAAAGAAAGGATGGTGGGGAACCGAGGAAAAAATTGATTTCAGTACGGGCGAAATCACGAAAAAGCAGCTAGGCAACCCGGCGCGGCTGGATACTATTTTCCGTACTAATGTGCAGAGTGCCTACATGGCTGGCCGCTATGAGTCGATGATAGCGAACGTAGAAGATCGCCCTTATTGGCGTTACCGAGCTGTGATGGATGCCAGAACGCGGCCATCACATGCGCGGCTACACAACAAAGTCTTTCATTATCTTGATCCCATCTGGAAATTTATTTTTCCGCCAAACGGCTTTAGATGCCGCTGTGGTGTGGACGCACTAACAGCTGCCGAGGTTGAGCAACAAGGCCTCGTTATCTCTCGCACCGAACGCGAAATAGTGCAGCAGATCGCTACGGGTCAGGACGATGACGGCCAGCTGATTTTTACGCCGGTTAATGGGGTGCAGTTCACCGATACAGACGGCAAAGTTATTTCTTTTTTCCCGGACGTAGGCTTTGACCGCAACAGCGCGCGGGAGGTGTTTCGGGTAAATCTTGATCGTTATGATGTTGAGCTGGCTCGCCCCTACGTGGCGTCAGGTCTCGCAGGGCCGGAAATGGCCGACATGGTAAGCGCAGTTCGACGCGCAGAACAAAACGGCGATATGCTGACCGCTGCGGTATTCAGCGCCGCCCAGGCGCAGGAGCTGGCTGTTAAATCTCGCACGGTCTGGATAACCGAGCACGGACTGGCGGCGCAGCTGCTTGAGGGAACGCTGCCGGATACCACCGAACTGCCCGCCGTCCAGGGTGTAGTAGAAAACGCGAAAATAGTGACACGTCTCGGTACATCACTGACCTTTTACCGCCCGCGCCCGACTGGGGACTGGTATGCCGTAACCCTTGATGAAGGGCTGCACGTTACCCGTTTTACTGTCATCCCGTCGTCAGAGCTGAAGGCTTCAC